TGTCAAGAGAAAGGAATTGAATTAGAAACTGTTCCAAAACTATTATCTAAACCACTTAAAGAACGTTTGAAGCATGAAGCACAACGTTTAAATTATATGAAGGCAACTTCTAAGGGGGTATTACCTTTATGAGTTTCTTTCAATCTGATCAAGTCCAACAAAATCTCCAAGATATATTTTCAACATATCAGGAAGTTGCAATACAGACTGGTAGACTTGGATTCATGTCCAAGCAACAAAAGATTGAACACATAGGTGAGTGCGAAGAATTAATAGAGAAACAAAGAGTTTTTTATACTAGGTTATGTCTTGCTGCACAGACAGATGAAGAAGCAGCAGACATGAAGACAAGAATCAATGCAATGTGTGAGGCATTTGGGTTTGAAGACCTTGCACAATGTATGGAGAGTATGATTAAAACGTTAGGAGATGCTAAAATAAACGAACTTGACAGACCCTAAATAGTACGCTACGATTACACAGTAGTATCAATACATTCAATACGGAGAATACAATTATGTCTTTTGCTTCTTTAAAGAAGGCTAGTTCTGGCAATTCACTTGCAAGACTAACACAAGAGATAGAGAAACTCAACCAACCTACACAATCAGGTGCGGATGAGAGACTATGGAAACCCGAACTAGATAAGTCTGGTAATGGGTTCGCAGTGATAAGATTCCTTCCTGCTCCTGACGGAGAGGACATGCCTTGGGCAAAAGTATGGAGTCATGCGTTTAAGGGACCTCAAGGTCAATGGTATATCGAGAACAGTTTAACTACTCTTGGTAAAGATGATCCTGTCGGTGAACTTAATCGTGAACTCTGGAACAGTGGTAAAGAGTCAGACAAAGCAATCGCTAGAGCACAGAAGAGAAAACTCTCTTACTACTCTAACATCTATGTTGTGTCAGATCCTAATCACCCAGAGAACGAAGGTAAAGTTTTCTTATACAAGTATGGTAAGAAAATCTTTGATAAATTAGTCGAAGCAATGCAACCTGCGTTTGCAGATGAATCACCTATCGACCCATTCAATTTCTGGAAGGGTGCTGACTTTAAATTAAAGATCAGAAAGGTAGATGGTTATTGGAACTATGATAAGTCAGAGTTCGCTGCAGCAGATGTGCTTGGAGGATTTGATGATGATCAACTAGAAGAAATCTGGAAGAAAGGTTACTCTCTTGCTGAGTTTGAAGATCCTAAGAACTTTAAGGCATACGATGCACTTAAAGCACGTCTCAACCTCGTCCTTAAGTCTCAGGCACCATCGGTATCACCGACTGTCAATGAAGATTTAGAAGACGAAACTGAAGGCAGAGGTACACCAAGAGATTGGGGTAAAGAAGTAACAGAATTCAGACAGAAGAGTGCAGTTGCTGCACCTGCTGCTGAAGAAACTGATACGTTATCTTACTTTCAATCCTTAGCGGAAGAGGACTAATCAGTTTATAAACTGGCACAAGGGGAGTTTACAACGCTCCCCTTTTTGCTATAATATTATTATATACAACAAAGAAATGAAACTTTTACTTGCATCTATAATTGCACTATCACCTGCTTCAGTTCTTGCTAATGAATATCAAGCAGGTTATTCAGCATCACGCACTTGCTTTAAGACTGAATACAGAGAAGAATATGTACCAGGTTCTATGGATAGTCCTGGTTATGTTAAGTCTTGGAATGAAACCCTAGAGGTTCCTTGTGATAACACAGCATACAGTAATCCTGCACCTGTTTACCGTAGACACGTAACAGTATACGAAGATGTAGATACAAATGACTGCTCTGATGGAGCAGCAATCGGTGCACTGATGGGTGGTGGACTAGCAGGTTATGGATCTCAAGGTAAAGGTAGATGGTGGGCAATTCCTGCAGGTATTATTGCGGGTAGCACAATAGGATGTGCAATGGATGGTGGTTAAAATGGATAAGTTCCCTCTATCTGATATTAAATTTTCAAAGTATACAGGTGGTTCTTTTTATACTAAGAAGGAAGTTGATGGACTAATAGCAGCAGCATTAGCAGAAGCAAAACGTATTGATGAAGAGTCAATGCGTAAACACAATAGAGATGCTACTATTATTAGTATGATATTAGGGTTCACTGCACTCGCACTATTCGTAGATGGTTTGCTAAGATTGTTAGGTATCATCCCACCATTCTTACACATCGATATAGATGTGCTTGATAAAATTGTTGACAGAGTTGAGGGTGATGTAATAGATAAAATAAGAAACGCAAAACTACCATTTAGATAATGCAACCCATTGAAATTATTGATGATCTATTTGATGAGAGATACATACACAATCTCTTTCCTATGGTCACTGAAAAACTTCCTTTTACTGCAGGTAATACTGCTAACAGAAGTAGATTCCCTTACGGAGAGTCATCAACACATAAACTATTTGGATGTAAGATATTTGAAAGAGCAAGTCTAAACAGAATATCTTATTTGAATATGGATTATGCTACAGATTTCTTTGATATCTTTGAGGCAATCCAATTAAGAATGCAGAAAGAATTTTATCTAGATTACATCAACGTAAATTGTCAACACCAATTTTGTGAAGGAAGTTTTCATACTGATGGAGACTCCGATCAAAAAACTATTATGTTAATGTTAAACCCTACTTGGAAACAAGAATGGGGTGGAGCATTTGAAATACAAGATCCTTTTGCTAAAGGTACACAAGTCTTTAACTATGTGCCTGGTAGAGTGATAGTTTTTCCATCACACTTAGAGCATAGAGGACATGCACCTACTAAAGAATATTTGTATCGATATACTGTAGTCTTTAGAGTGTCTAACCATTAAATACTTACATCATGATTATTCTAACAATACTTGTTATCATTTTTATATTATTATTAATGTTAAACTATTACAACCCACATAGATGACAGCAATTGTTCCCATACTATTTCTCCTCACATTGGTAGTGTTGTTTGGTATGTCTTTGTCTCTTATGTGGAAAAACATGAGTGACATAAACAAACCAATCAAAAGAAAAAGATCATTCAATCATCCAGAAATGGATGGGATTGTTAATGAAGGAGATGAGTTACTTGTCATCAAATTCTCACCAGAGGTTGACGAGACAGGAACAGTTGATGTACAATTTACTCCAGACCCTGATCTTGAAGATCGTTTTCTAAAAAAATCTTTAGAACTAAGGATAGAAGAATTAGAAGATGATGATGAAGATGATGAGGGTGACGGAGACATTCCTGCTTTACTAAAATAAAATTATGATTTTTATAACTTGCCCTAATGTTTATACATTGCCTGGCACATGGTCTAAATGTAATGCTATCATACCACACTACAACGCAGATCCTAATTTGACATTAGGAATATCGATAGCAGTTGTCACTCTGATATTGTCAGGGTTTGGTGTATACAGAGCATTCTTTAACAACAAAGGTCTTACAGATCAATGGGATGATCATGACGACTAGAGTTTATAAGAACATGAGTGCTAAAATTGACTGGGATCATAACAATGGTATTGTTACTATGGTTCCTTTAACTAGAGAAGAATTAGAATGTGTTAGAGTATGTGTCTCAAATGCACCTATACCTTATGACATTAGTCAAAAGCAAATACCAAAAGCAATCTTAGAAAAGATTGGTTTACCAACACCAACAAAAAACACACTAGGAGAAGGATTACAATGAGTTTTTTAATAGCAGTGATGTCATTTGCAAACTTCCTATTCTATCCATTAGTAATAGGTACACTAGTTGCAGTTGTTATCGAACAAATACTAAGACAGGTAGGAAATGCCTACGATCCTAAAGCAAATTCTAGAGTAGAGTTTGCTATGCGTATTAGAAAATATCTTTACAGACAGGCATGGACTTTTAATCTAATTTACTTTGGTGCATATTTTTTATTACTGTTTGTAATAAAACCAGGACAGGGAGCAATGCCTGATATGATCTGGGATGGAAGGTAGTTAAATAATACTAATCATATTCATTAGTTTATGTTATCAACCCAGTATCGTTTACGATTGGAAGCAATCTGTAAAGCAATTGCATCAGGAACAGAAGTAAGTATGGAAGACATGATATGGGCACAGAAATTATCTAAAGCAAACACCTCAGCAAGAGGTATGTTAAACAAGGCTCGTCGGATGAGTACAAATCCAGACGAGTCTTTTCTTAATCACTTGAATATTGGAGACCCCGATTCAAGTAATCACCGTAGGGGTTTCTATAAACCAGAAGATGTGGTAGACTGGTTCCATCAAGAAAGATCTGACGATTGGAGACAACGTGATTAACACACAAGGAATGTCCTACGGAGAAGGTAAAGGTGAAGGTAGAACACTTCAAGAACAACGTGATGCTATCCCACCTTTGAAGGTGAATAAAATGAATCTCCTATCTGATGCACTCAAGGTAGAGTTGAAGCAACTTATGCATGAGGTGTTAGATGAGAGAGAACGTAAAAAGAAACTCGATGGTCCTTATGATTTTTATGAAGATGAAGAAGTGTCAGATGAATGGCTTTATAGAGGAACATATTAAGTGACAGGTTATGATTGGCATGTCATGAGAGACATACCCCCTGCTCATGGTAGTGGTAAGGAACCCATGTATGGAAGCATGGGTAAGTCAACCAAACCAGATCCAAATCGTAAGGTAACATATCCATGTGTGATACATGTAGTATGTCTTGACTCACATAACACCAGTTGGTTTTATAAAAGAGAGGACGGTACTTACTACTGGCATCACAGTCGTAAAGATAAGGATGATGTATTCGTAGACGCAGATGAAATACAACTAGATTTTTTTGATGATCCTATCTTGTCCAGAGATTTTATAATGAAATCTATTTTTTACTGATATATAATTTCACTTTCAATTCCCAAAATACCGCAAAAAAAATCCACCAAAATTTTTCGCGTGTAAGGTTTTTTAGTAACCCCCGTAGCTACCAGAGGAACCAGAAGAAGAACTACTACTGCTACTACTACTGCTACTTGAACTAGAACTACTTGAGCTGGAAGAAGTGCTGCTTGAGCTGGAAGAAGTTGTTGATGAGGATTCTGCTGCTGTAGCTGTTGAAGTTCCTGCTATGGTAGTATTAGATGTATTAGTTGTGGTAACAGGTTCTGTATTAGCAACTGCAGTAACAGTAGAGGACTGTCCTGATCCTACTTGCACAGTTGTGCTGCCAGGTCCGTTATCATATGATGTTACATTACCTACACTAGCATCTCTACTTACACTACCAGTAACATAACCTGCATTATCAAGGAAACGAGAAGACATATTTAAATCACTCTTCTTATTACCAAACTGATCTAGTTCTGAGTGAGGTTCGTATGCAATTACATCTTCAAACTCTGCTAGTATTAATTCTATTACAGGTGGTGTAGGTAATTTTATAAGTCTTTTCTTTTCATTCAAATAATCTTCATACTCATAGTTTGTTACTGGATATATTGATTGCTGTTCACCTAGAGTAGAACCATCAGGTAGTACAGTTCTCCAAGTATCATTTACAGTTATCCCTGCTTCTAAAAATAGTTCTCCATTATATTCTGCTCTGACTGTTTCGTAATGATGAATAGCATCAGGATCTGAATACTTATTTCTAGTATATTCTTGTAGATCATTGATCTTCTTTGGCCACTCTTCATATACATCAGTAATATTGTTGACCATTAATACCATCCAGTCTAAGAATGGATCATTGAAAAATGCTAGTGCAATATTAGCAGGTGTTTCATCTTCCCCCACTTCATATGCTTCTAGTAAAGTTACATACTGATCTAAGTCTGCTCTAGTTTTTGCTCTTCTGAATATATTTTTGACAAGGCGATACTTAAAGTCTTCATCATCTCTGATGCCTTCGCCAACATATACATTAGGTAGATAAGAAAAGAATGCCATTAGTAACCTGCTGCAACGTCCTGTTGTGTAAGTAGTCTAGTCTCTGTGAATGTTATAGTCATAACTATCGCAGGAGTATCAACTGTTCTTTCATCTGGATTTTTAAGTGAAACGTATTGGTTGTCTGGTGTATAGTTAACATTAATACCTGTGCAGACTGAAGGATAGATCTTAAACATCAAATCTCTTCTTGATGATGGTTCAAGACTTGCAAGTGAACTTGTATTTGTACCGAAGCGAACGAATCTTAATTGATATCTATCTGGAACCTCGAAGAATCTATTTTGATATGCATATCCTTCACTACCACTAAACGCAGGAGTTTTAAACCAGTCCTGATCGAAAGTCATCTTATCTCTTTCGTTAGTCTTACCATACGCTTCAAACTTTTTATTCTTATTGATAAATTGTTTGTTGTAATCACCCGCAGCAATCTTTGGAACTGATCCTACTTTGATATAATCTATAATACTTTTAACTTCTTGTGCCTCTCTTTTATTCCTTGATAGGAATTTGAATGCGAAGTTATGAGTTCTAAAACTCATACCTTGGAATATCTGTTCACTATATGGGTTGAATATCTTACCACTCTGTAGTGATTGTATAGTATTAATATCTAACTGACCTTGAAGACCAACAAACTGGTTGAATCCATTGATCATTGAGAGTATAGCACCAGTAGAGAACTCAGGTAGTGCAGCAGCTGCAGCATCTTGTAATGTTCCTGCCATTGCAGTGAAGTCTTTACCGTCACCTAGTAGTCCCATTGCTGCAACACCAGACACACCAACATCTGCTCTTCTATATGCAGGAGCATATTGTGTTGTAATTTGTGGAGGTATAGCAATGTAACACCTATCTGGGTGTGCAATTATTGTTTGTTGATTACCTGGTGTGCGTCTATCGTAGAACGCAGGAACTTGTTTATCATCATACTTAAATCTTTCACGTCTAATCATCAGGTAATCGGTTGCATCAGTAGGCATATCTGCTGCCTTACCACCGTGTTGAGACCTAGTAGCTGGTAATCTGTATGGATATCTATAAACGCTCAATTTTTTACCTAAATAGTCTGTGAACTCATGTATTATTTATGAGGTATCAAGGAAAATACCGTCCTACCTTTCCCAAAAAGTACAAAGGTGATTATCATAACATTATTTATAGGTCTTCATGGGAATATAAGTTTATGGTATGGTGTGATAGATCATCTTCTGTCACAGAATGGGGTAGTGAAGAGATTATTGTCCCGTATACATCACCTGCTGATGGTCGTCGTCACAGATACTTTCCAGATTTCTATTTAAAAATAGGAAGGAAAAAGTATATGGTTGAGGTAAAACCTTTGAATCAAA